TTAAGATGGTCTATAAAATGCTCTTGAATATTATTAGTAACATTAGTAATCATATCAATTGCTTCGTATGCTAAAATATAACTTAATTTATCATAATAAAGTTTTTTATCTTCAACAATAGTTTTAGAATAATGTTCTTTATAAAATTTTGTTAAAGTCATTAATTGTTCTGGCATATTATCATCTCGATAACCACCTGAGTTGCACTTTCTTTTTGTAATAACCTTAAAAATATCACAAATAAATTCTTTATCTAATGTTGGAAAAGTTTGATTATTGTGAAACAAATGAATAAAGTATAGTTTCAAAAACTGATAAGAATGAACTACAATTTTATTTGTTCTTAAAACTAAATCATTAATAATAGGACTAATATTTTTATCTTTAAGAACGTTCTTAATATTATCCTTATTTGTTTTCATAAAATCAAAATTTTCTTCATTTTTTTTCTTTTCCTTAACTTTTGGTTTTGATTTTTTCATTCTATATAATTACTTAACATTTTATTTTTAAATAGTTTTACGCAATTAAATTTAATAATAAAAATTGAATATAAAATTATTTAAATTAATATTAGTAATTAGATTAAGATGACAAATGAAATAAAAAAAATATATTTTAATAGTAATTATAAAATTGAAAAAATAAAATGTAGTAATAATGTAGTTTATTTATCTGATTTTATATATAAATCATTAGACGGTATTGTATATAATATGATTATAAAAAATAAAGGATATCGCGGTGATTGGCATATTATAGAATTATTATCTGATAATAAATTATATGCAACAGATAATTTATGGTATAGTGATTCTTATAAAAATAATACAGATATAAATGCAAAGATAATTGAAACAGAAATATCTTATTTAAAAATAAAAGAAAAATATAGTGATAAAAATATTAATTATATAAATTCATTAGATTATGTTAATGAATGTGATATTGATAGAATAAAAATAATTTGCGAAGAATCAATTAAAAATCATTTAATAATGGAGGAAAAAGAAAAAGAGGAAAAAATAAAAGATGATTTTAAATATAATAATTTAATTAGACATATTTTATGTCGTGCAGATAATGATATGGATTTATTAAAAATTATATCTTATCCAAAAAATATGGATACACAAAATAAAGTATATGAAGTATATCATAGTACGCGTTCTGGTGGTGATTGTTCTGAATATTTTAATAATATAGATGATGCTCAAAAAGAATTTATTACAAGATTAATGTATACTATTATGGGTGAGATTGAGGAAGATTTAGAAGATTGTATTAATAATGGAAAACTTGATGAATCATTATACAGATCTTTAATAATGGTAGAGAAAAAATATTTAAATAAAAAATTGATTGAAGAAGCATATAAATATGATATTATTTTTGTAAAATGTAAACGTTTAAATAAATATATGAAATCTAAATCTTTAATTGGAGGAAAATTTTATGGTCCTAATTTTGATGATTATATATATATAATTAATGAAAAACATTATGAAAAATTAAAAAAATTATTTGATTTTATTGATTATAATTATTTAGATAATATATCAAAAGGTGAAAAAATATGTAGAGATATTTTGAATGAATTATATCCTAATCATACTTTTTCAAAAATACGTCCAAACTGGTTATTAAATATAAATACTAATCATCCATTAGAATTAGATCTTTATAATGATAAATTAAAAATTGCATTGGAATATAATGGAAAACAACACTATGACTATTGCAAACATTTTCATAAAAATGAAGATGATTTAAAAAAACAAAAACATAGAGATTTATTAAAAAATGAATTATGTAATAAAAAAGGAATAAAAAATATAACTGTTAGTTATACATTGGATACTTATGAAAAAATAAAGGAATATATAAAAAAAGAATTAAACATAAAATAAAAAATCTAAATTTCATTAATCTCTTCTTTTTCTTTTAGTTTTGCTTTGCGATTTAAATATGCTTGATGACGCCATTCTTTTAATTTTTCTGGATTAGTTTCTTTAATTTTTTCCATATATGTTTTTGCTTTTTCTTTTACAATTTCACAATTCTTTTCATAATATTTTTTATTACGTTCTGGATTAGTATATAACTTTAATTTATCTTCTAATTCCTGATTACGTTTTTTTAATTCTTCAATTTCAGAAATTAATTTTTTTTCATTATCTATATCAGTCATGTTATTACTAATATAGTATATTAATTATTTTTTAAATAAATTTTATATTATAATATTAAGATATAAATATGAGTTCACACCATAAAAGTGAGGATTTTAAGTTGTCAGCTGTTGAATATTATTTAGTTGGTGATAAATCGCAGTTAGAAGTATGTAGAATATTTAAATGCAGTCCAAGAAGTTTAATGAGATGGGTTGAAAAATATAAAAATGAAGGAGATATAAAAAGAAATAACAGAGAACCAGTTGCTTATAAAGTTAGTAAAGAACATGTTAAATTTATAATAAATGAAATAAAAAATAATAAAACTATTACTATGAATGAACTAAAAAATAAAATAAAAGATATATTTAATATCAAACTAAGTAGATTTCATATTAATAGAGTTGTAAATGAACAAAATATAACATTAAAAATGACAAGAATAAGACATGAACCAAATAAAAGATTTGGTAAAGAAATAAATATAAATCAAAAGTTAAAAGAATTTTATAATGAAATTAAAAAGCATAAAATAGAAGATATTATATGTATTGATGAGACATCAATAAGTGGATTACAAAAGAGAAACCATTGTTATAGTGAATTAGGAAAAAGATGTATAATAAAAACACAATCACAAGAAGTATTCAAAAAATATACTGGTATATTTGCAATTTCAAGTGAAGGCGTTTTAGGTTGGTATTTATATGAAAAAGGTGGTATAGATAGTGAAAGATTAACAGAGTTTTTAGAAACTTACATAACAGGAAAATATAAAAATAAATTAATAATTTTAGATAATGCGAGTAGTCATAGAAATGATAAGATAAAGCAATTAGTTAATAAAAATAATACTTTGCTTTATTCAGTCTCTTATCAGCATTTTACAAATTCAATAGAAAATTATTTTAGCATGATGAAATCTAAATTACAAAAGTTAAATGGATTAACTCATAGTGAATTGAAAATAAATATAACAAAAGTAATAAAAGATATACCAAAAGATAAATATGAAAATATAATTAAAGGAACTTATAATAGAAATGAAAAGTTTGTTAAAAATCCTTCTAATAGAACAAGAAAGAAAAAGAACTATTTATAAAGAATATCTAAACTCGGCGTTTTAAATGTGCAAAGGTGTAATAGTTATTATATTTGAATTAGTTACCAAATCTTTTAATATTGATTCACTATTATTTATTACCAAGTCTATTATAAATTTAGGATTAGCACCTACACTAGCACCTACACTAGCACCTCCACCTCCACCTCCACCTCCACCACCTCTTCCACCATTAGGATATGATGTTCCACCAATTTGTTTTTTTAAATCTAAATATTTATTTTTATATTTTATATATTTTTTTGAAAAGACATTATATATATATATATATAAGATATTTATTTTGAAAAGACATATATATATAATAAATATATATTTAAAAGTGAATTATATTATTATAATAATATTATGGGATTTGACAAATTAATTAATTTTATTTGTAAAAATTTATCATATGATTCTATTGAAGACATTAATATTAATTCATGTGTCAAAAAAATAATAGTAAATCATATTATGTTTGATATTAGTTTTTTAATTTATAAAAATTTTATTGAATTAGAAGAAGAAGTGAATAATATTATTAAAATTATTTTGGCATTACCATTTAATTTTACGAATAATATTATACAAGAAAAACTTTCATTAATAATAGAAAAATCACATTGGTCGTGGTTAAATATATCATTTGATGGAATAAATGAAGATGATATAATAAATAATTTTATTAAATATATAAGTATACCTGAAATTATTGAAAAAATTATTGTCATCAAAATATTCGATAATATAACTGATTATATTAATAAAATTCATAATATTGAATTATTAAAAAGTATAAACATAATATTTGATGGAATACCATCATTTTCTAAAGTATTGGA